GACCGCCTGGAGGCTGACAGCCCGACGATCAGAGAGCATCTGTGGAACTGGTTTAACCAGGTGGTGATGACCCGCCTGATGGACGAGCGCGGACGCGCTCTCATCGTTTCCACAAGATGGCACATGGACGATCTGGTCGGCCGGCTCACCGATCCGGCGAACGATCTCTACAACCCGGACGAGGCCAGGCGCTGGAAGATCATCAATCTTCCCGCTCTGGCCGAACCCGACGACGTCCTGGGACGCCGCAAGGGCGAAGCCCTGTGGCCCACCCGGTTTGGCCGCGAATACCTTCTCAACCTCCAGAAAGCCGACACCCGCGGCTTTGCCGCCTTGTACCAGAACCGCCCCACCCCGGAGGGTGGGGCCTTCTTTAAGGCCGACCAGCTCAAGACCTACCGGCCCAACCAACTCCCCAAAAAGCTGCGCTATTACGTTGCTTCCGATCACGCGGTCTCCCTCGGCCAGGGACGCGACAAGACCTGTATCATCCCGGTCGGTGTCGACCAGGACGATGATATCTGGGTCCTCCCCCATGTGTGGTGGCGTCAGGCGAGCACCGACACGGTCGTCGAGGCGATGCTCAAACAAATGCGCACCACCCGGCCGATCTTCTGGTGGGCCGAGAAGTCACACATCTCCAAGTCCATCGGCCCCTTCCTGCGCAAACGGATGCAAGAGGAGCACACCTATTGCAGCATCGTGGAAGTGACCCCGATCGCCGACAAGCAGACCCGGGCGCAGTCGATCCAGGGGCGGATGGCGATGGGCAAGGTGCACTTCCCCGAACTGGCCCCGTGGTGGCTCCAGGCCAGAGACCAGATCCTGCGTTTCCCGCACGACGCTCACGACGATTTTGTCGACGCTCTGGCTTATATCGGTCTGGGCCTCGACCAGCAGGCGGCGCCAAGCCGGCCAAAACAACGTGACCCGGGCCTCACCCCCTACACCTGGGGTTGGCTCAAGGACCAGCGCCAGCAGCACGACCGTGGTCAGCATCTCAGCCAGCAGACGGCGGGGTGGTGATGGGCGGCATCGGTGTCATCTCTCTCGCGTCCCGACGCCCCGCGGTCACATACACCGTGCGGCTGCGCCAGGGTTGGGACGGCGAGCTCGCGTTGTGGGTGCAGGACGTCGCTGACGATACGCGCTCGTGTCAGGCTGTGGCTGATGCGCTGCGCCGTGCCGCCGACATGATCGAGGAAGACCTCCGGTGAGTGACAGTCGCGGCGTTCTTGCCCCCGGCCAGCTGGACCCCGAGAGCCAGAATTGGGCACCGGAGGCCCCCTACCAGGATCTCCCCTCCGGTCGTAACCGTCCCACCGTTATCCCCCGGGAGCGGCCCGATCCGCGCCGTGCCCGCGCCGAGCTTGTCAAGGTGTGGAATGCCCGCGTCATGCGGGCTCGCCAGCATTGGAAGCCGGCCTACGAGCGCATGCGCCGGTCGATGGATTTTACCTTGGGCAAGCAGTGGCCCAACTCGACCGGGATGGAGGACGACCGCTATATCTGCAACATCTCGCTGCGCCACGTCCAGAACCGCACCGCGGCGATCTACGCCAACAACCCGACGATCACCGCGCGCCGCCGCGAGCGGATGATCAACACTATCTGGGACGGCAGCCTTCAGTCCCTTCAATTGGCGCAGCAGAACTCGCAATTGGCCGGCCAAATCGGCCTTCCGGTCGACCAGAGCTCCCAGGCGATCCTTGACGACGCTCAGCGGGTGCACGCTTACAACACCATGCTCGACAAGGTCGCGAACACCCTGCGGCTGCTCTACAACTACAATGTCGACGAACAGGTCCATCCCTTCAAAACCATGATGAAGCTGGCGACCCGCAGAGCGATCATCTGCGGGGTCAGCTACGTCAAGCTCGGTTTTCAGCGCGCCATGCGGATGCGGCCGGATGTCGAGGCCAGAATTGCTGATATGTCGGAACAATTGGCGACAATCGAAAGATTGTCGGCCGATTTGGCCGACGAGAAGTTTCAGCTTGAGGATGCCAAGGCGGAAGAATTGCGCCTCGCAATTCAATCGCTCTCCGGTGAGCCGCAGCTGATCGTGCGCGAGGGGCTGGTCTTTGACTATCCCGAAAGCACGAGCATTATCCCCGATCTCAAGTGCAAGAACCTCCGTGAGTTTGTCGGGGCCGATTGGGTCGCGGAAGAGTTCTTTATGACCCCGGATCAGATCGAGGAGATCTACAAGATCGATGTCGGCCAGAATTACCGGGCGTGGCGCGAGGATGCGGTCAACGATCCCTCCAACACCGACCAGGGCACCCTGCCCTATATCGACGTGACCCGGGACGCGCGTTACCAGGATTATCAGTCAAACGTCTACGCGGTGGTCTGGCAGATCTACAACCGCAAAGACCAGCTGGTTTACACGGTCTGCGACGGCTACCCGGATTTTCTCCAGGAGCCCAGTGAGCCCGATATCTACACCGATCGGTTTTTTCCCTGGTACGCGATCGTGCTCAACGAGTGCTACCACCCCGACCGGATCTTTCCCCCGTCCGATATCGAACTCATCTGGAACATGCAGCTGGAGCTCAACCGCGCCCGTCAGGGATTGCGCGAGCACCGTCAGGCCAACCGGCCCAAGGTCGCGGTCGCCGGCGGGCGGCTGGAGGAGGAAGACAAGGCCAAGCTGAGCACCCACCCGGCCAACGCGGTAATCGAACTCAACGCCCTTCAGGTAGGCGAGAAGATCGACGACCTGCTCCAGCCCGTTAAGATGCCGCCGATCGACCCGGCCTTGTACGACACTAACCCCTCGATGGAGGACACCTACCGCGTCCTGGGACAGCAGCAGGCCGATATGGGTCAGACCGCCCGGGCCACCGCCACCGAGACCTCGGTCGCCGAGAGCGCCCGCGGCACGGATCTCGCGTCGACGATGGACGATATGGACGGGATGCTGACCCAGATAGCGCGTGACGGCGGACAGATCCTCTTGCTCAACGTGTCAAGCGACACGGTCTCAAAGGTGGTCGGCCAGGGTGCGGTGTGGCCTAACATCGACCGCGATGCGGTCGCCCGCAATATCTACCTCGAAGTCCAGGCCGGCTCTACAGGACGCCCCAACAAGACCCAGGAAGTGCAGAATGCGGTGCAGCTGATCCCCCTCCTTCAGCGCGTCCCGGGCATCAGCCCCGAATGGCTGGCCAACGAGATCATCAAGCGGATGGACGATCGCTTAGACCTTTCTGACGCTTTTGCCGAGCACTTGCCATCAATGGAGGCGATGAACGCGGCCGGGATGGCGGCAAACGGCATGGTGCCCGGCCAACCTCCTGGAGGTGTCCCTGCGCCGCCCGCTGGTGGCCCGGGACAGGGCTCGCCACCCAAGGGCAACCCGGCTAGCGCGCCACATCTTCAAGGCCCCCAGGGTCAGTACAACGCCCCTGGCGGGCCTCCCACGTCCGGCACCACCGCGCCGCGTATCCCCGCCCCGATCCGCCTGGTGCCGCCGCCTCCGGGTAGTTCCGGGATGACCCCCGGTACGCCGGGCGGCGGCCCACGTCTCACCAACCAGACCGGGCAGGGGACGCCATAAGGAGGATTTGATGCCAGCGACCTTTACCCCACCGCGCACGATGCCGGTCTATCGGTGCCTTAAGGATGCTTACCGCGCCTATGTCGCCAGTGGCGCCAGCGCCGTCATCAACGTCACCACCCCGGCCAATCAGCCGGCGGCAAACCCGTTGACGATTTCCGGGACCTACGAGATCGACCGCGCGGCGGGTGTGCCGATGCCGGTGATGGTGCCGGTGGTGGTCAAAAACGGCGCCACCACCAAAGGCAGCCGGATGGCTACGGTCGACCCTGTCACCGGGGCTTATACGACGACTTTCCCGGGGGGCACGCTGGCGGCCGGATCGGCTACCGCGACGGTGAGTTCGAACCCGCCCGACCCGACCGAGACCACGGTAACGCCGGCATTTACGATGACATAAGGGGACTACGCCGATGGCCGAAACATCAATGCTGCCGACCTACATTGTGTCGGACAAGCCGCCGCGGGCTTTTAGCCTTTCCCCGGGTGCGCTTCACGTCGAATACGCCCCCGCCGCCGGCGGCGGCAACGCCCGTCTGTGGGTGGGTCTGCCGGCCGAGGCCGGCGCCGTCGGCAATACCGCGATCATTATCGCCGGCAGCAGTGTGCCGCCCAAAAACACCGTCAAGATCACAATTGACCCGATTGCCGACCCGAGCCCGCAAGGTGCGGTCAATGTCACCGGGAAACTGTCGGCGGGGGCTGAGATCGAAGTCGCGATCTTGCAGGGGACCAACGAGGATTATCTGCTCCAGCTTATCAATTGGGTTGCGGTCGATGCGTCAAAGGGAACCTTTGATGTGACCCTTGATCTGCCGGTAGGGAATAATCTGCGCATTCGCGCTCGGCAGCAGGACGCGCCGCAGATCTACGCCGACAGCAATATTTTTGCGATCACGTCCACGCCAGAATAGCG